TGAAGTTTGTAAAATTGCAAGAGAGATACATGAGTTTATGCAATTGCATAAGACTAAGAAAGAAACAGATGTAAAATTACCTGATATCGAATTAAACAGTACAGGTAAATTACAAAATGCTGACCAAACTGTACCAGCATCTCCAGAAAAAGAATCAGAAAAAGAGAAAGATGAAGATCAGATTGAAGAAACACCTGATCAACTAACAATCGATCCGAAACAACCTTGGGATTCATTAGAAAATGATCTAGATGAAGTTGATGATCTTCTTGATGCTGAAGAAGAGGAAGATGATATGGAAGTCAGCACTCAATCATCATTTAATCGTAATCAAAAGAAATTACTTTCCAAAGATACATGGTCAACAATCAATCCTCCAGAATGTGATTGGGAAAGTTATATCACTCCCAATGATCAACTTGTAGATGATATGAATCATGCTAAAATAAAACTAAAAGATAAAGTAGTTTTTACATATAGTTTGAATAGTCCTGCTCAAGATCATAACTTAATTCAGATGTATAATAAAGAATTAAGTGAGTACAAGTTATCTTCTAAAAAAGAAGTTAATTTTCTTGTTAAAGAATTTGAGATGAAAAAATCTGCATCAGCATATGCTAGATCAACAACTTCTAAAACTGGTGTTCTTGATACAGCAAAACTTCATACTTATAAATTTAATGAAGATCTTTTCAAAAAAGTTTCAGTAGTTCCTGATGGTAAAAATCATGGATTATTGATGTTCGTTGATTGGTCTGGCTCAATGCACAATGAGTTACTTCCAACTATTAAACAACTATTCAATATTGTTCAATTCTGTAAGAAAGTAAATATTCCTTTTGAAGTTTATTCTTTTGTTGAGAATCGTGCTTCTGAATTTTATTACGGTGGAAAACAATACAGTAAATGTTCTGGAAAAAATAACACAATCGCTGTTAATGATTGTTTTCATTTAGTTCAATTCTTTGATTCACAAAGTAAAACTAAACTAGATGTTCAGATGGATGCTGTATGGATGTTAACTAAAATGACTCAGGATAATTTCATACATGGTGTTGATGGTATGGGTGTATATGAAATGGGTGGAACACCATTAAATGAAACTATCTTTGCAGCTTCTTACTTGTATAAAAAGTTTGTTAAAAATACTAAAGTTGAAAAAGTCAATACAGTATTTCTAACTGATGGAGAATCAAATCATCTAACTGCAAACAAACTTAGAAAAGATGAAGATGGTAGAGAGTGGACTTCAAGATCTCATGTTGGACAGAGTGGTACTTCAGTAAATTTCAATGATCCTAAGAGTGGTTATCAACAACATAAATTAGTAGAACCAGGCTATGATTCTTGGTCAGCAAGATCATTTGATGTTACTAGTAAACTAATTCATTACTATCGCTGGATTACTGGAAGTAACGTTGTAGGATACAGATTATGTAATGAAAAACCTGCTGCAATTACAAGATTCCAAAATAATAGAGATGAGTTTACTAAAGTGTGGAGAAAAAATGGATATGTCATAGAAAAGAATCTAGGATACAATGAGTTGTATATAATTAAGATGGGTAAAAGTTTTGGGGAAGTTGAAGAAATGAATGCTAATAGTAATTCAACTAAAAGTAAATTAAGAAACGAATTTAAAAAACATATCAAAAGTAAGAGTTTCCATAAGATACTCTTATCTAAATTTGTTGATCAAATCGCTTGACAACGCTAAGCGTTTGAACTATAATAGTAACATACAAAGACAACCCTCATGATCATCACAACTGAAACAATTCTTGAAAATCTGAAGACTCAGCACGGCACAACTGTGACTCGCCAACAGATCACTGACACTGCCAAAAAATTAGGAGTATCACTTTCTACTGCTCTTAAAAGATTAAAACCATACAAATCTTCTAGAGGTGTATGGAATCTAACTATTGCAGAAAAATTAGAAAAGAATTTCAAAACAAAAACTGCTAAACCAATGCTTGTTGATTCTTTCGATACTGCATACTTAGATGCTAAAGATCTAGTTCCTGCTAAAGATCCAAACTATGTACCTTTTGGTAACTTCAATGATATAAAGAAGATTATCAAATCTGGTATATTTTATCCAACATTCATTACTGGATTATCTGGTAATGGAAAAACATTCGGTGTTGAACAAGCTTGTGCTCAACTCGGAAGACAACTTATTCGTGTAAACATTACTATTGAAACTGATGAAGATGATCTTATTGGTGGTTTCCGCCTTGTTAATGGTGAAACCGTATGGCACAATGGCCCAGTCATCGAAGCCCTTAACAGAGGAGCAATCTTGCTCCTTGACGAAATCGACCTTGCCTCTAACAAAATCCTCTGCCTTCAGAGCATCCTTGAGGGATCTGGTGTTTACCTTAAAAAAATTGGAAGTTTCGTTAGACCCCAGCGAGGATTCAACATCATCGCAACCGCAAATACTAAGGGTAAAGGTTCAGACGATGGAAGATTTATTGGAACTAACGTGCTCAATGAAGCCTTCCTCGAACGATTCGCCCTCACCTTTGAACAAGAATATCCCTCCGAAACAGTAGAACAAAAGATTCTAACTGCTCTTGATATTCAGTTGAATGGTAAAACAAATGAAACCTTCATTGGAAATCTTACTAAGTGGGCAGACATCATTCGTAAGACATTTGCTGAAGGTGGTGTAGATGAAGTTATTTCAACTCGCCGTCTAACACATATTGTTCGTGCTTTCTCTATCTTTAAAAATGAAACTAAAGCAATTCAAGTTTGCTTAAATCGTTTTGATGAAGAAACAAAACAATCATTCTTAGACTTATACGATAAGATCGTAATGCCTGAAGAGGTTGCTGAAGAAAAAACAACTGCTAAAACAGATGTTGTTGACATCGAGACCTTTTCATAGTAAAATATAATTATCCTAAAATTATTATTGAATGAAGTATAATGAGGATAAACTTCTAAATGAAGTTCAAGATTATATAAATTCGACTTACAGTGGTCACTACAGCTCAGGTGGGGTTCAGACTTTGGATCTCATTGATGCTGTTGGTGATGCCGAAGCGTTCTGTAGATCGAACATATTGAAATACGCTTCACGTTATGATAGAAAAGGTTCAGCACGTAAGGACATTATTAAAGTATGTCATTACGCTGTTTTACTTCTTCACTTCAATGACAAAACTGCCCGAGCGCAGGCCCTTAATGATGGAACTACATCATTCTCTGTTGATTATGACAAATGAATTTATCTTCTGAAACTTTTAACGTTCTCAAAAATTTCTCAAACATTAGTCCTTCCTTAGTTGTAAAAACTGGAAATACTCTTAGGACAATTTCTCCTATGAAAAACATTTATGCTAAGTATAATGGTGGAGAAACTTTTGATCGTGATTTTGCCCTCTATGATTTAAATGAGTTTTTATCAGGTGTGTCTTTATTCAAAGACCCAGACTTCCTTTTTGATGAATCTCATGTTAAAATTAAGAGTGGTAGATCTAGTGTCAAATATTTTTATTCTGATGCTAGTGTAATTACTGCTCCTCCAGAAAAGGATATTGCTCTTCCTAGTGAAGATGTAACTTTCCAACTATCTGATGTTGATCTCAACTCATTGCTCAAAGCTTCAAGTGTATATCAACTTGCTGATCTATCTTTGATTAGTCAAGATGGAGAAATGCTTTTTGTTGCAAGAGACAAACAAAATGATAGTTCAAATACTTTCGCTGTTTCTGTAGGAACAACAACTGCAAACTTCTGTTTCAATTTCAAAGTTGAAAACTTGAAGATCTTGCCAGGCGTATATGATGTAACTGTATCCCATCCAAATCTATCTGTGTTCAAACACAAGAGTTTAGATTTAGTGTATTGGATCGCCCTTGAACCTGATTCAACTTATGAAGCGTGAGAACTTTCTTTGGGTCGAAAAGTATCGACCACACAAAATTGAAGATTGTATTTTACCAGACAGCATAAAGAATACTTTTCAAGAATTTGTTGACAAAGGAGAGATTCCAAATCTTTTACTTTCTGGGCCTGCTGGTACAGGAAAAACAACGATTGCAAAGGCTTTGTGTCATGAGTTGGGTGTTGATTATTATGTAATTAATGGTTCAGACGAAGGAAGATTCCTAGATACTGTACGGAACCAAGCAAAAAACTTTGCTTCTACTGTATCGTTACAGGGTAACGGTAAACCAAAAGTCATCATTATTGATGAAGCAGACAATACTACCAACGATGTCCAACTCCTTTTACGAGCGAATATTGAAACGTT